GGATCGGCCTCATCAAAGGCCTCCCTAAACTGCTGAGCAACGTTCACGTTCAATTTTCTACTGATTAATTTAGCCATGTTTAAACATTACCATCGTAAGTGTATCTGAATATACCGTTTGCCATCGAATCGCTAGCGAAGTTGCTGTTAATTGTGAAAGTGGTATTACTGTAAACAGTATTAACTATATATGTCGTGTTGCCAGTAGCGCCTGGAATCAGATCTTCAATTTCTACTTGTGTTCCTCCGTTAAGAGTTTGCGCAAACTTATCAGTGCCATCACCGTGAATTACTGTGCGAGTGCCTATCATTACAGGCTCAGGGAAGTATCCACTAATTGGCTTAGCCAAGTAATTGCTGATAACATTGACATTAGATACTCTAATGAACCCATCAGTGGCAAGATATACGTCGAGGGAACCAACAATGGTGTTAGAAGCTATCGACGGTATGTTAAACTGACTAGACACTCTAGCATCTTGTGATACTACAGTAGCAGAGGTAATGCTAGGCACACCATACTTACCGCCAATCAAGTCAGTGCTAACAAAAGCTTCTACTTCGATCGGTGACAGCGTTAGTACATCTTCGATGTCTACCTGACCAAACAACTTAGTGCCGGCAGGATGAATGACATCACGTACTACATCACGGTAAGTCTTCAACGCCTGACTAGATTTAACTACGTAACTAAATTCTTGATAGTAGTAGTTGTCCTGTAATCTCTGATCCCAAGACAAGAATCCTTTAGTTCCAGTATACGCGCCTGCTTCAGTAATAACACCCGATACAACAGGATCTCCCATACCATCAGCAGCAGTACGAGTTTTGTTAGTAACTGTCACTGCATCGACAGCATTATACAATCGCCCACCAGTAGTAACAGACACCTGTGATATAGATCCAGGAACGAACGCAGCTGTCACAGAGGCATTACGTCCTTTGAATCCAGAAGAGCCATCAGATATATCCAATGCAGATACTACGGAGTCGACTAACGATACGGAAGGAAGCTGCGCGCCGATGTAGTTTCCATTAACAGTCTCTATTTCACTGATCTTACCAACGTTGATAGCAATAGTGCCAAGCGCTGAGCTCAGTGCAGTAGATGAATTAGAAGACGCAAGGTTTGAACTAACGATACCAGAATTAGAACTATAGATCGGTCCATATCCAATTGGAGTATCGGACAGCCCTTCAATCTTATCGGTATACGCAGATATAGTTTCTACATTAGAAATAGCAGTAACGGTTACTGATCCAACCAAACCACCTTTAGCAGTACCGCCAGATATAGTAACAACTGTATTGCCTATACCATATCCGCTACCACCATCGATCAAGGTAAACTTAACTACTTCATTGACTGTCTGATCAATAACTCCAGTAGCATCAATACCGGTAGCACTTGTAAATGTAACCAAGTCGCCTGCCTGGTGACCTGCACCACCACTAGAACTAGCGGTACCAAAAGTAACGTCTTTAAGAGGACCAATAGTATTAACAACGAAACCTCCAAGGCCATCGCTAGTCAATACCTGCTCCAGGTCTAAGAACACACCGGTCACTTCTACCAGCCGTAGCTGCTTTACTTCAACACCACTTTCGAATACGGTAACAGTACGTAATACTTTACCGGTCGCCCCAGACTTAGATCCAGTAACGACTTTACCAACAGCATTCTCTAGGTTACCCGAGAATGGAGAGCCTAACCGTACTAAGGTATCTTGAGTCCAACGCCCATCAGAAGCGCGTAGAATGTTCTCTGACGGCTTGTATATCGATACGTCCTGATTGTATAGGATACGGAATAAAAGGTTGTATGAAGCGATAGAGCCCTTACTACGGTATAGATCCTTTATCTTCTTTGCTACTAGTCTTCTATCAGCTAATACGTTATCAGGAAACTGTGATAGTACCTCTCTTTTAAAGAAGCTATAGAACTTAGACAGCTCGGTACTATCGATATCCTGATTGGAAAGTAGGTTCTTAGACGCATCGGTCATCTGACCGTTACTCTCCATCCATTCATAGTATGCCTTCATAAAGGCGACAAGGTTTGGCCCTTCTTCTAGCAGATAGCCAGGAACCTGTGATTGTACTAGCGTCGATGTTTTATTATTAGTGGCCATTTAGTACGTCGATGAGCTCGCTACTACACCGGTCTCACTAGAAACCGTTGCTTGAATGGTAGATGCTACGTTACGAGATAACGCTACTGATACATCTGTTGTATTGTTAACAATATTTACCGTAGCATCAGCAAGCTGACATATCTGACTACGGGTAGACTTAATAGACTGGTTAGCAGGCACTGCATTGATCTTAATACCATCACCATCAAATGCAGTAAACTTAATAGCACTTATTCTAACAGAACCAAGAGTATAGTTAACTGCCCCTGCATTACCGACAACGTATACGCGCTTTCCACTTGCCAAACGGTATATTCGCAGCTTACCATTACCATCGTCATCAAAGTAACATGTAAACCCTTTGTAGGTAAACGCAGACGATCGTATAGAATACTTGTGCCCTACATGAGGGTTGTTGATTGGGTTGTTAAAGTCAACACCATATGCTTGAGTGATAGTAAGGTTAGGAATAAAACGACGCTGCATATCAAACGTAACCGATACATTAACTACGCTAGCATCAATATCATCTACTTTTTTAATCAACTCAGACATATAAAAATTATTATTGAATATTCCAAGCTGCTTATTGTTAAAGTCGCTTAATACTTGCTGTACGTTATTCAATAAAGTATTGCCACTCTTATTAGTAAAGTTAGGATCATAATTAACTTGTATAGAAGGTACCACATAAAGATACTGCGCATCTACAAATACAGGCTCAATAGTAACCGCATTACGATCATCTAGCAGCTCAATCAACTCATTCTTACGACTAGCAGTAAGCACAGCATCATTAAATGGCTTAGCACTGATATACACCTTACCATATACGGGGGGGCTATTCTTCTCTCCGCCCCATACACTAATAGTTTGTAAGTCAGGTGCATTGTTTAACAGAATACTTTTATAGTCGTTTGCTGTTACTGCGCGGTTTTGAGCGGCGAAATTTTTAGGAGCGTTAAACTTAATACTGTCTACCGACTGTGGATTACTACCACCCGATGCCTTACTAGTCGTTATTACAGAGTATGAGCTGCTCCCTGCAATAGTAGCAGGGCCTTTGAATGTGCTGGTGCCGTTTACTATCGGCCCGTTGCATACGCTGTAGTTTAACTTGACGATGTTACCATCGACAGGCTTCTTCCCTATGATGTTATCTCCAAACTGTACCTCATAGGTGCCATCATTGCTCTCTTGCAGGAAGTATACCGCACTATCTCCATCGATGCGTGTTATGTCGTCTGCAAGTCTAAAAACGCGTACAGCGGTGTTAGAGACGCTTTGCTGCACGGTTACTGACAGTGACGTAGTATCGCTGTTTTCATTGCTTAGCAAATACCTAGCAGGATTGACGGAGCTTACAGTATAAGACTCCTGTACACGATCTCCTTCCTTAATATCAACGAGCTCTGTATATACGCCAAGATCAGATCGATCGAATGTAACTGTGTCTGTAGAATGGAACTTATAGGTAACACCATCTACTGTACTAGTAAACACCGTATTAGAAGGTACTACTATACTGTCTGGAGATCCTACAGGCTCAACCGTTACAGAAAGCTGCGCACGTGCACCACGAGCAGACGTAGGAGTAAACCCTAATGCCTTAGCCCTACTTACTACGTTGTTTCTAATAAGCGCACTGTCTAAGAACATCTCATTAGAAACAAAGTTAGTATATACGGCGTTCTGATACGTGTTGTATGCTAGCAGTTGAATGATAGTCTGCAGGCCTGAGCTTTCAAAGTCGTAGTCTTTAAACTCGTTCTGACTAGAAAGATACTCCTGCAGATTGTCTTTGATCTTGTCAAAGTTTAAGTCTGTTACTAGTAATGCATTATTAGCAGCCATTTACCTTACTCTTTGTATTGCTACTTCTAGGTCTATAGGGAATCGATCATTAACGATCTGAAACTGTATCTTAATAACCAGCGCATTGGAGTCTTCACGTACAGCAACATCGACTGACAATACACTTGCACGTTTCTCATACTGATTAATAGCGCCCTTTATATCACGACGTATTCTATCACGCAGTAAAGGATCGTCTGTGTTCTCAAATAACAGCGCTCTAACATTGCCGCCGTATAAAGGATCATACGCACGCTCGCCAAAGTTAGTTAAGATAAGATTACGTACTGCTCGCTTTACAGCGTCTGCGTTTTTAAGCACAGGAAGCTTACCCGTCACTGGATGAGGGGTAAAGGTTACATTGACATCACTGAATACAATCTCACGTAGTAACGGGTTTTGTGATCCTGATGCCATTACAACTCCCAACTATTTTCTTTTATTTATCGCTGTTCTTAGCGTCCTGTATCTCTTGACGCAAAACTTTACATAATTTAGCCATCTCTGACAAAGCTTTACGTGCTCGAGTACCCGCAGTCTTATTGCCCGCTTCGAACTTTTCCATCTCACTAGTCAATGCCTGATAGTGTTGATCGAACAATTGCTTAGTATTCATTTGCTACTCCCTTAGGCTACTGCTGTCAGTATGCCATTGCTAAACGTAAACGTAGTACCGTCTACTGTAAATGATTGTTCTGCAGCAACTGCTCCTGCACTTGCTAACGTTCCTGTTGCAAACTGAGCGTCTGCAGAAAGTGACCCCCCTACTGCTGCCGTTATTGCATCTTGTTCTTCAGAGGAAGTGTCGTATGGTGCTGTTACAAAGCTGTTGACCTCTGTCATAAACTTTGCTTTGTTCTCAGTAGTAGCACTCTCGATTAATCCATCTATACCATGGTCGGTATCAAACACCGGTGCTGCCCCTGTAATCTCAGCTAGCTGAACTTGCGTCTCAGCAATCTCTGTCAGAACACTATCTATCCCTGGTAGTGCAGTCTCTAGTAAATCGGTAGCTGCTCCAATAGATTCATCAAGTAAGGTATCTATAGCGGACTCTGCACATAACAATAAATTTTGTTGTGCTGCTTCAGCTGCTTGTATAATGTTGGTGATTGCTTGTGCTGTCATTGCAATCTGTATAGCAAGATCGATCATAGCAAGTACTTGTGGTCCCAGATACAACGAGACAAACTTCTTAGCCCATTTAAGCAGCTTCAATGGATCGGTCGGTAGCTTAAGCAGATCACCAAATGGTGTTAGATCTGCTACCTTACTAGTCTTCGATTCCAGCATATCTTTAACTAACTGCACTTCATCCTTGATGATCTGTTCTATACTCTCACAGTCAACAGCATTATTTAATCGATCGGCTGCAGCATCAATTGCCTCGTATGGAAATACAATGCCAATATTACTGCCAGGTTTAAACTGCAGCTGTCCTTTCTGATCGACCTTTAAGTTAGATCGCTGTGTTACATAGAAGGGAGCGTCCTCTTCTTCAGCAAAGTTTGAATTGTCTGCATCTATCTGAGCAGCTTCTTGTTGCTCGCGTCCTTTATACTCGCGAACAATAGCTCCGTTCTTATCACGCACCTCATAGGTAATGATATCAAGCTCCCATTTACTAGCCTTTCCTAAAGCTAGCTCAGAAAGCTGTACTACTTTCATTGCATCTTGATTAATCTTCAATAAGTCAGCCATCGTCAAATGCCTCTGTGTGTCAATATGCCTTTCTCAAACCCATAAGTGATACCGTTAATATCAACAATGTATCTGTCAACCCAGTTCCTACAGTCAACCGATCAACATCCAATGAGCCAACAATCTGTGTATGGCCCTTAATAGTAATGCTCTTTGCGTCAATTCTATACGCACCTTCAGCAATGTGGCTGTAATGTCTAGAAAGACTTCTCATATCCCCTTCTGGAACTATTCGGTAATCATTACGCTGGATGAAGGTATACATGTCACCTGTTACCTTATCAATACGCCTAGGAAGCTGAGGCCCTTTGTTCTCCTGATCACCATTGTCGATGTTAATATAAGTGCCGTTCTGATGATAGATATGTATCCTCTCAAACCCAGCTGTATCATCAACCTCAAAGATATGGCCCATCTTAGTCTCCCAAACCTTATTGTCTGGATACTTAGACTTGAACTTAGACCAACTCTCTATAACAGGCTCGTCAATATCAAACCCGAGAATAGACCCCTTGGTCTTCATCTGATTCTGCTTCTTTCTATTGATGATGTTATGCTCGTAGTCTTTATCATCACCATGTACTTGCACGTTATCATTACGAGCTAGACGATTGGTATCAGGTTCTTTCTCTTTGTAGGTCCAACTAACACCATCTCTAGGAAACTTCTTATCTGGATCATAGAATCCTTCTTCCGGTCCTAGAGACTCATGCTGAGGCATACCACCAATACAACCCATC